GCTTTTTGAAGAAAACATTTTATCATTTACAAAAGAGAAAATCTTTTTGTGTCCAACATAGCACCACAGGGAAAAGGACAAACCCTATGCATCGCCACTGAAAACAGTAATTAAACACACAACAGAAATTAAACCTAAATTAGGAAAACAAAAGAAAATTTCACAATGACCTTAAATATGAGAGCAACCACGAAGGTCTAAGCATTGCTCAAAGTTGAGTTATTTCAATTTGGTTATCTCAACACCAAATGGTTCTTTTTACTCCAGATCACCAGGGAGGGATATTCTCTATAAGAAATACCTAAGAAAGTTTAGTCCCATGCCAAGGAGAAACCTTCACGGCACTGGTTTTGCACTTGGCCAACCAACAGTGCCGAAAGGCTTTCTCATAGGTCTCACACACAGCAGTGTGATGGGGACACATTGTACTATCACAAGCCAAAGAAACTTTGAATTTGGTTTTGGCTTGTGTTGCCACCATACAGGGCACCTTTCTATCTTTTGCTGCCTCATTCAAAATTAGAGTGGGAAAACCCTCATAATTGAGAACTTTTCCTTCCTTATATTCACAGAGGGCAGCATAGGTTTCACCATTGGCAAAATAGAAGGTACCGATAGTGGCGGTTGGGAGAGGGGCATCAAAATATTGTTCCAATCCAGAAGTTGACTCGGGAATTACATTTCTGTAGTGTACCAAGGCATCCTTTTGGATGAGCATTTTTCCACCAGTGCCAAAAGCAATCAAGGCAGCATTATTTGCAACGTAGGGAGCAGGACTCATAAATACAAGTCTCTTCCCTGCCTCAATTTGCGCCCTCAAGATAGGATGGATAAGGTAGCCCAGTTTATTCTTCAGTTGTGAAGGCCTGCCAAAATCCAGAACCCATTTCTTTGTGGGAAGTCCCCCAACACCAGACCCATATTGAATGGGTACGTGTTCACCACAAACCCCCATCTTAAGAGGCTCAGTAGAGACAATAAAATCATTCTCCTGAGGTTTGTAGTGAGGTCCTGCAACGCCCAACATTTCAGTGTAAAAATGGGCTTTATTCCCCTGTTCAGACACATGCATAAATTTTTTAAAATCTAAGCCAGACATGTGATCTAAAACTTTTGCAGGATCATATTTCAGCATCCCAGTCTGCTGTGCTGAATGAAAAGCCTCACAAAAAGCCCAGGTACGAAACTGGCCTGTGGCTAATGGTAAAGCCTTTATATAGAAATCACGCACACGCGAAAATTCTCTGGGATCATTATGTAGATAGAGTTCCATAAGGGCAACATTAACGTTTAAAATCAACTCTTCTACAACATCCACGGTCCCCTGAAAATCTGAGGCTCTTTGAGACGCATGGAATTTGGATTTATCGGGGGTCAGCCAATATAACGAAGAGAATATTGCTGACCGATCAAGGGGAGCCTGGACAATGCCATTATCAAGCTTCAGGAATTTTCTTTTAAGAAAGTCCAGCTCCCAGAAAGATTTTGCCTCAATTGTTGGGGCATCCTTATCACTGCCATCAGTAATTTTTACCTTCTTCTCAGCAAGAGTGATACGGATGGCCTCACCTGTAAACCAGGAGGCAATGGACGGAGACACGGAAATGAGATTGTCATCTCCATATACCAACAAGCATACTACCTGATTGAAGCGATTTCGCTCAGGTTTTGGTGCTAGTTTCTTGTAGGCATAGCGGATCAAAATCTCATTGAAAACAGAATTCACCACAACCGTCAAGGCAAATCCAGAGGGCAAACCACAGTTAACCTTATACACTTCTGGCCCTACAAAAGCGTATCTTCCAACCAATGCCATCAGCATATTGTAGCGTTGGGCTTGTTGGACTTCAGATTCCCCAGAGAGAGCATAGAGACGATTAATCATTTTAGCTATGCATTCAATAACCTGGGCATTCAGGAGTCCATCAAAACCACTATAGTCACAATTTATGGCTTCATTGGTTTTTGGTCGCATGAGACGATTCAACATATGACCCCATTCGCGGGAATAGGGGTTCGTCCCAACTTGACAAGGCAAGACATGTCTATTGTGCTGTAAGAACTGGGTGAAAGCACATGTCTTTTGGCGCAAAAAGAGATTGTAATGCAAAGGCATTATCTCAAAGAGTCTACAAGCACCAACCTTGATTTTGCGCTCCGGTAGCAACTCATCCTTCGTACATTCAATCACGACCAGCTCCGGAACTTCATTCTTTGTAAACTCCACCAAGTTTTCATGGAGTTTAGCTGCCATTCCCCCTTCTTTCAGTTTGAGGGTCCCATCCTCTGCCTCTTCAAAATAAGCAGATTTGCCTTTCAGTTTCTCTGCACGGTTATTCTTGAAGTAGGGGTATCCAGGTGAGGTTTTCATGACAAAATTTTCTAGTTCAGCCTCCTCACTATCAGCAGGTATTCCATTGATGGCAACCACCAATGGAATATCATTAAGGACATGGTCCTCACAATCATACCACGTTTCCAGAATGTCCGTGGCAACCTCATCGAGGATTTCTTGTTCTAGCTCTTTCATTGGATGTTCAAACTTCTTTTTAAGAGCTGTAACTGGTGGGTTGACGCCCGCAGGACAGCGTTTGTCAGCATTGGTTAACACTGCAGGTTCCTTGATAGGGACATCACATGGCACCCTCAGAGATTGGGGGACTGGTACCATGTTAGTCTTCTTTGGCAGGGTAGGCGCATCAGCCATTGGTACATAGCCGGCTTTAAAAAAGCCATCATATGCCTCTCCAAACTTCGGAATATATTCAATTTGGCTCTGAAGTTCAGCTAAGGTATTTGGTGGCATTATATCAGCCCAGCTAGTCTTATCTTTCCCTGCAACTAGCATCCCTACTACACGCATCTTGCCCTTGATTTGGCACAAGATTATCATTCCACAATCATCATTTCGTGATTCATAGTGAAAGGTAATCTTCTCTGGTATTTCATGCAGGTAGAGTTCATTTCCTACCACACCTTTTAGCGGTAGGGGTGTCTTGTCGACAGCAGCATAAGTATCAAGCAAATCATAATGGAATGCTGTATTGTCAACACGCAGGACGTAACCAATTGTTTTAAAGTGGTTTGGCAAATCCACCTCCTTATCCTCCAAAAACAGATCTTTAAGATCGGGGGAAAGGGAAGGAAGGCTTGGAGCCAACCAGGTAACAATCTCAGAACCTGGTTCCTCACGCATATGGTATTTATGCCAGCGGATGAGTTGTGACTCTCCCGTACTGGAAAAGATAACCGTCAATTGTTCACCTTCCTGAAAACGCAATGCTTGGTGTCTTGTCATTCGCACTGATTTATTCTTATATTGCATTGCGGAAACAAAACCCCCCCCGGGTTGATAGATAGCAACACACAAACGTGCCGCGGGGAGCAAACCATCACCAGCCTGGGATTTGGCATATGCATAACGGTGATGTATAGGGATGTTTCGAGCCCTATATCCTCCTTCCTGGCTGCTTGACTTCTGTTGAGCCTTAATGTCCACAGCAGACATGCCCACGATAGCAGCCCCCAAAGACATAGAACCACTGAAAAGCCCTATAAAGAGTTTCCAGAAACCCCATGCACTCACAAGAATGAGTATGAGAGCTGCCGCAATCATTAAGATCCCACAGCCATTTTCTGCAAGATATGTTCTACCCATGCCTATAGCCTTTAAAATTTTAATCCAGGCAGAATTGCTGTAGGGATTTTCTGGGATATCCGCAGAATAAAGATCCAATTGGTGTTGGAGTGTACGCAGATAAATACGCTCGTCAATCCCCAGTGCTTTAAAAATAGATTGCTGGGCCACTGAAGCACTGGACGAGAGTGTGTCTTTTGAAAGAACAGCACAATCCCCGTTCACCAGGGAACGAAGGAAACCAGTGACAACCATTGATTTCGAATTTAGGTATTCACCAGTTTGGATCTTGCTGAGGAAACTTTTCCTCATTCTCTCGTCCCACAAACGCTTATACCCATCATCAGTAATGGGTATTTCCTCGAACTGGAATGTTGGATCAAGGAGATATAAACTCCCATCAACATACAAACCCCTACCTCCTTGCGGTTTTGGGATTCCAGCTTTTTCAAGTTCAAGACCAGAAAAATCAAGATATGCGTTTTGTACCTCCCCTTTAAGAAAATTTTCAGCAGCAAGTGCTAGGGGGTCAAGCAATGATTTCTCACGCATATATCTGGCCTGCAATTTCTCCTGTGCAGCGCGATGACGCGCAGAGATGTTGATAATTTCAGTAACAACATCTTCCATTTCAAGCCAGGAGTTTTCCTCAGTCTGTCCCTCCAATAGCATTTGGGACATAGGATCCTTGAAGCGGGCCTGAGATGCCAACAAAGGATTGTCAGGGTCAAAAAGAACACCAGGCTTCCGGCGCATTTCGACAAGACACGCCTTTCGCGATCTATATGCTTCAATATCACGAACGCCACAGCCTGCAGGAACATCCTCGAAATTGCTAGAGGAAATGATAAAAGGACTCCTGAAATAAATTGGCTTATCAGCAAGATCAGCCATATTCAGCGGTACTTCTTGGCAAGAGACCAAATTTATCATTTCAGCTTCCATAGGTGGGTCAAGCTTTACAGACGAAAGATCGTCAACGTGGAAAAAAGTCTGACCACTATACCCAGAGAAGAAACTGTCTTTGCAATTTCTATAAGCTGTAGTATTTGGAAGTCCAAAATGCTTAGCAAGAGCATTATCAAGCGTAGCCATAAAGTTCGACTTCCCACAATGGCGCTGTCCAAATAAATAGATCCATACAGGTTCACAGCGCCGCCCTTCAGAGATGCCAGCCCTAATGGTTCTTTTGTGGAGTTCCATTAGGTCCTTCATGATCTGACCGATTAGCTGGCTGTAATCGGTAGAAATCTTCCGTGGTATACCATTGACTCCAACCTGGAGTTTTTGGCCATCATCAACCAGTTGGGCAACCATATCACGGAAGAACTGGTTGCCAATCTCAGTGTGGAAGGATTCACGAATACAGCTTTGAGCGCAGAGTATCCAACCACGAACATCAACGGAGACAAGAGTAGATAGCTCATCAAAGAACACTGTCTCCCTTCCAGTAACCTTGTCGGAAATTCTACCAAGATAATACATTATGGTGGCGCAGAACTCCTTTAAGGCCTCTTTTCCCATTCTCATAGAATGGCATGCAGCACCAAGCTTTCCAATTTCAATGAGCGAAATAGAATGCATGGAGCACAGGCCAGTACCAAATTGTTGCATCGCAGAAATGATACCTGAGATTATAGGAATTGACCGAACATTATCAGCTCGTCTGTCTTCCAGGCGCTGTTCAGCCAAGATGTCTGCCATTGGGGAGTATTTTCCATTCCCCTTATGGTGCACATCGAAAATCCCTGCAGCAAGTGCAGTACACATTTGCACCATTTCACGCTGAAGACCATCAAAACCCCCAGCAGCATGGAGCCCTATAGCAGCGAAGACTCCAGTAACAAAGAGCTTGGTAAGAATACCAGCTCCCCCAATACACCTCTCCAAAAGAGTGGTGAGTCCACATCCAAGAAGGATGGCAAGTGCATACATGGCATAAGTGCCAAGAGTGGCAAGGCCACAATGGAGTTTCTCCAACATGGAATTGTACCAATCCTTGACCTTCTTAATCATGACTTCAATAAGCTCCATTGCACAGCCAAGCTCCTTGTGAATCATTTTAATGCACTCCCTGAATGAATTTATCATTACAGAACACACGCCTTCAGAGAGTGAGCGACCTGCTTCTTCACAGCCAGTCAGAAATCCGGAATAGGCACATTTAGCCATATTCTTAACTCCTGCCATAGCTTTCATGAAAATATTTGCGCGGCAGTTCGCATTTTCGGCATGGGCCTCAAGCTTGGCCCTTTCTTCTTCCAGAACGAGGGAAGCCTCAAAACAGCGAGCCTCGGAATTAATTTTGTTGAGCTCATCAATGAGGACCTCCTCAGGGAAGTAATCAACCATGAAAGTTAGACCCTTGATAAAGGTCTTAACTGGTGCAATGCACTCAAATTTCATGGAAGGCCCAAGTACCCAGGCATATATAGCAGAAGCCAGTCGGGGGTATTGGGGATGTATTTTGCCGGCCATCAGAGTGGCCTGACACCGCACATCAGCGGTCTTGGCTCCCAAGCCCATAAAAGGGCAAAGATTTTCAAGCACATTTGGCTTGGGAGTAGAGGTCACATTGGACCCAGTAGGTCGTACCTTGCGGTACTTCCTTTCAATTCCCACCTTTTCCATGGGTGGCAGCAGGGGTGCATTCAGGAGATCTTGTGTCTCCAGAAAAAGCTCCTTCTCGCGGAGCTCTCGGGCAGCGGCCCGCTTCGCTCGCACCCGAGCGGTGAGAGCAGCATACTTGCGAGACAATCTGTCCGCAAATATTTGAGCCTCAAGAGCTCTTTGGATTTGTTGGGGCGAGGGCTCAAACTCCCTCAAAACCTCAGCCTTAGCCTGGGCTCGAGCCACCGCTGAACGATGGGCCTCGCCCAAGGCCTTAGCCTTGTTGAGCTTTCCCAGAAGAATGCCTCGGCATTTCTTTTGGTCCTTTCCAGCTCGCCACAACTGAGCGGCGAAGCTGGGGGCAAAATGAACTTTAGCCCCATGTTTGATAAGGAATTCCACCTCATCATCAAATGCACGCTGACGTGCAACCTCCTTCAGACGGAGGATTTCAGCGGAGGCCTCAGCAGCCTCTCTTCGGATCTCATATTGAGTCCGGCAGAAATCCAGGAGAGAAGTCCCCGGATAAACAGGCCAGTTGGCCAAAGTCTCCTCCCACAGTTGGTGGAAAGGATTTATCTTGAGCTCGTCAAGAGCAAGCTCACAAAAGTCCTCCATTGCGAGAGAGGCAGCCTCGCTGACAGACATCGACGTATATAGTGCCGATAAAACTCTGTCAGAAAAGAAAGAAAGTAAAACATTATACTTTTTAACATAAAAATTAAAATAAAAATCAAAATCGTCAAGGACGATATCTAAATTACTATTATAAAATAAATATTTATTTAAACTATTATTATATTTAACATGGTTAAAAGAAAAACAATCCCCAGAAGGGGAAAGAGTAACGGACATGTTCACAAAATATCAGGCGCGATCCTGATAATCGATTGGTAGGCGCTATCCTACACTTCAATGAAAAGAACGCACACCAAGTTAAGACTTGGTCTGATCTCAAAAGAAATCAGTGCTGTATTACCGCAGCAATGCAAGAGAAAAGAAATTCACAATATGATTGTGAGAACGTTGCAAGCAAGTTGGTGCAGGGCGTTACCTTGACTTCAATAGAAAGCAGTGGGTGTACACAATGTAAAGACTTGAAAATTTATTTTCAA